GACGGCGCGGATGCTGACGTGATCAGGCTACTTAGCTAGGGGGACATTTGAGCAACGTCTATCAGGTCTATGTGAACAAGGCCGAGCTAAACCGGAGCGCTGTTATAACGCTCGACAGCAATTCCTACCGTAGTGGTCGGACGGATGCGGCGGTGCATGCACTCGCCGATGCCTTTGAGGCCGACCTCGTCGACATCCCCGACTACTCGACGTTCACGCCGACACGCTCTGTGCAGTACATCACCGATGTCGTAACCGCCGAGGATGTTCCGCGACTGTAGGGAGTGACCTCCCAAATTTGGGAGGTGCTTTCTTGCTACCGGTGTCGCCATACGGGCCGGAAGAGCCCACAGAGGGGTTCTTCCGGTACGACGAAGCAAAGGCCGATCACGCCGTTGCGTTCATCGAGCGGCTGATCGTCCACACCAAGGGACGTCACGCGGGCGCCCCGTTCATCCTTGAAGAGTGGCAGAAGGAAGAGATCGTAAAGCCACTGTTCGGCACGATGATGTGGGATGACCAGTACCACGAGCACGTAAGGCAGTACCGAGTTGCATGGTGCGAGATGGCACGCAAGAACGGCAAGTCGGAATTGCTTTCAGCGTTCGCGCTACTTGGCCTCGTCGGCGATTTTGAGGAGTCGGCTGAGGTTTACTCGGTCGCTGCTGACCGTGATCAGGCTGGATTGGTTTACAGCACCGCTAAGCGGATGGTTGAACTATCGCCGATCCTCAGCAAGCGACTAGAGATCATCGACTCGCGCAAGCGAATCATTGATCGCAAGACGAACAGCTTTTATCAGGTCCTCCCTGGGGATGCGGCGGGCGCACTCGGTACGAACCCGTCCATGGTGCTGTTCGACGAGGTGCTAACGCAGAAAGACCGGCATCTGTGGGATGCCATGCGTCAGGGTTTCGGTACCCGTAAACAGCCCATCATGATTGCGGCGACTACGGCCGCTTACCGCACCGCTGCGTTTGCCCTTGAGGAGCACGAGCACGGGCTACGGGTGCGCGATGACCAGAACATGGATGCCGCCCGTTTCGTCTTTGCCCGCAACGTCCCCGACGACTGGGATTGGACGGACGAGGGTCAGCCGCCATCTGCGGAGCATCCAAAGGGGACCGGATGGTATCTCGCTAATCCGGCGCTCGGCTCGTTCCTGAATGTCAATAACCTCCGCGCTGAGGCGCAAGAGGCGAAGCAGAAACCGACCGCGCAAAACTCGTTCCGAGTCTTCCGTCTCAATCAGTGGGTGTCGCAGGCCAACCGTTGGTTGGACATGCATCTCTGGGATGAGAACGGCACGGTCAAGGTGACGCGCGAGGCGCTGCGCGGACGGGCGTGTTACGGCGGGATCGACCTTGCGGCAACCGGCGACTTTAACGCGTGGGTGCTGCTGTTTCCGGGCTCGCCGACGGACCCTGAGGCGGACGGGTGGACGGTGCTACCGCAGTTTTGGGTACCTCGTCCCGCTGTTGAGCGACGCAGCAACATGCGTAGCTCGTTCGAGGTGTGGGAGCGAGACGGGCACCTCAAGGTGACCGAGGGCCCGACCACGGACTTTAACGCCATCTTCCGGCACATCGCCCGGGACGCTGAGGACTTCCAAATCAAGTTTTTCGGCTACGACCCGTGGAACGCCACGCAGCTTGTCAACGAGCTTGAGGGACAAGGCCTTACGGCCGTCAAGGTTCCGCAGTCTGCCGCCCGGCTCAACGATCCGTGCAAGAAAATCGAATCGGCCCTAGCGGCTGTCGACCTCAAGCACGGGGGACACCCGGTACTCCGCTGGATGGCGGACAACGTCGAGCTAGACATCACGGGTGACGGTTTGATCCGGCCCAGCAAGGCGCGCTCCGGCGAAAAGATCGACGGTATCGCCGCGCTGGCTAACGCGTTTTTCCTGACGGCGTTGCCGGACGAGGAACAGGCTTTCGTGACGTTCGTCAATTTCAACGACGAACACTCCGACGCCGACCTTGAGGCGCTCCTCACTCCAGCATCTCAGCGCGATAGGGAAGCGCGTTACTTCCCGGACGACGACTAAGGAGTCACATTGGAACGGCTGACTAAGTTCAGCCGCTCCCTCGTCAGCACCGTTTCCGCTTTGGCACCCAACGCTTTGCAGCTTTCAGCGTTCGGGTTTGGCGTGACTGCCGCGTACGACGTTTCGCGCCCCCTGGGGCATGTCGTCGCCGGTATCTCGCTTGGCCTGATCGGCAAGGTTCTGGACGGGGGTCGGCGGTGAGCATATTCTCGCGCATTGGCGACGAGGTGCGTAGCGTGCTGGCTAGCTCGCCCGCTAAGGCATGGGAAACGGAGTTCACTAGCTTCGGTACCCGCACAAATTCCGGCCGTCGAGTCAGCCGCAAGTCTGCGCTACAGATGATCGCTGTCTATTCGTGTATCTCTCTGATCTCCGACGCGATCGCCTCGCTTCCGGTCGACCACTACACGAAGATGAACGGCCGTCGGCAGAATTTCGATTCGACTCGTTCGCCTCGCTGGATTCGTCAGCCGAACCTCTATCAAACCTCGTTTGAGTTCTGGCATCGGGTTATCGTCTCGCTCTTGACGGATGGCAACGCGTTCATCTACACGGACCGGAATGACCGGGGCGATGTGGTGGCGTTGTACTGCCTGCATCCTCAGGACGTGCATATCGTCGAGGGGCCCCTAGGGGACAACCTCTACACGGTTACCGGCATGGAAAAGATGCAGGACCGTTCTACGATCCTGCACATTCCGGCATTCACCGTTCCGGGGTCCAGCCGGGGTGTATCGCCTATCGACGTAGCGCGCGAGGCTATCGGCCTAGGTCTGACGGCCGAGGAGTATGGCGCTCGGTTCTTCGATCAGGGTACGACCATGGCGGGTGTCATCGAGCATCCCGGATCACCTCGTCCCGACGAGGCAAAGCTACTGCGGGAGATGTTCCGCAAGACTCACGCGGGTGTAAAGAACTCTCACTCGATCGGTGTGCTTACCGGCGGTGCGCAGTTCCGGCCCATCACGCTGACTCCGGAGCAGGCGCAGTTCCTCGAAACGCGCCGCTTCCAGAAGACAGAGATTGCGCTCCTGTACCGCATTCCCGCTTACCTCGTCGACTCGCAGGTCACGAGCACGTGGGGGAGCGGCATCGAGGAGCAGAACAAGTTCTTCGTTGATCAGACGCTCATGCCGTGGCTTACGCGCATCGAGCAGAGCGTTTCGACATTCCTCCTCGCTGGTCAGCAGTACATCCGCTTCAACGTGGACGCGCGACTACGCGCTAAGACGCTGGACCGCTATCACGCCTATGCACAGGCGATATCTAACGGTTTCCTGAGCGCCGACGAGGTGCGCGCCCTTGAGGACATGGAACCGCTTCCCAAAAAGTGGGGCCAAAAGTTCTACGTCCCGGCAAACCTCCTTGAGGTCGGCGCTGAGAAGAAACCGGCGGTTGCGCCTGCACCCGTTCCGGCTGCTCTCGCACCTCCGCCGGAACCGAATGCCCCCGATCCAAAGCAAGGGGGTTAGGCCTAGTGTCGATGGAACGTCGGTCCGTGCCGACGGAATTTGAGGTGCGCTCCGAGGGGAACACCTTCCAGTTTTACGGCTACGCGCTCAAGTGGGATGCCCGGTCACAGAACCTGGGTGGTTTCCGCGAGCGAGTCGCCATGGGTGCGACCGCAGACAGCATTCAGCGGGACGACGTACGCGCGCTGTACAACCACGATCCGAACCTTGTGCTTGGCCGTAATCGGTCCGGGACGCTGCGGCTGTCCGAGGATACCGAGGGGCTGCATTACGAGGTTGACATGCCGGACACGACGTATGCGCGTGATCTAGCTACGTCCATGGAACGTGGCGACGTCTCGCAGTCCTCGTTTGGCTTCAAGGTGTCCGGCCCCGATGGTCAGGACTTTGCCGAGGATGATGACGGCTTTCCGCTCCGCACCTTGAACAAGATCTCCCTCTTTGACGTGAGCCCGGTTACCTATCCCGCTTACGTCGACTCGACCTCTGGTGTCGGGTCTCGCGCGCTTGAGCTACTCGCCGAGCAGCGCGGTATTTCAGTTACCCGGCTGGATTCGCCAGAAGCGATCCGGGCCGTCATTCGCGGTGAGGACGAGGCGACGGAATCGCGCCTGTACGTCCCCGTATTCACGCTGCCTACCGATCCGGTAGCGGCATTCGCGGCCCTTACGTCGCCGCTCAATTCCTAGTTAGGGGTCCTTAAATGGATTACGCGAAGATGGCGCAGGCTGCGCTAGAGGAGCGGGCGCAGATTGTTTCTGAGCTGCGTTCCATCAACGACGACGCGACGCTGTCCGACGCTGAGAAGCGTGAGCGCGTCGAGCGTGCCGACAAGGCCGCGCAGGTCAAGGAAGCGGAGGCTCGGGACTACGTCGAGCGTGCTGAGCGCGAGACTGAGGCCCGTTCGCTGGCCACGCGTGCCGGTGCTGCTCTGACCGGTCGGGGTGACTCGGAGATTCGCGGCGGTGAGCGCGACGAGGCCGAGGAACTGCGGTCGCTCGGTCGGGGTGAGGTCAAGGGTCTTGACTTTGACATCCGTACCGCTACTTCGGGCACTGCGGGCAACGCTGGTAACACGAAGCCCACCTCGTTTGCGGCGCAGGTCATCGAGGCCATGCGCGTGCGCTCGGACTTCTTCTCCTACGCCCGCACGCTGACCACGACCGGCGGCGAGACGCTTGAGTACCCGGTCAAGACCGGTCGCCCGACTGCCGCGCTCCTGACGGAAAATGTCGCGATCGGCAAGTCTGACGAGGCGTGGACCAAGACCAACATCGGCGCGTACAAGTACGGCGTCATTGTTGAGGCCACGCAGGAAATTGTCTCGGACTCGGCCCTGGACATCCTCGGTATCCTCGCGCAGGACGCTGGTGAGGCCGTGGCGGATGCCGTCATGACTGACCTGATGATCGGTAACGGCACGTCTAAGCCGTGGGGCTGGGTCACCCGGTCTACCGGTGCCGTCAACGCTGCGAACCTTGCCGGTGTGACCGCTGACAACCTCGTCGACCTCCAGCACGCGCTACTGCTGCCGTACCGCAAGAACGCTGTGTTCATGACTTCCGATGGTGCGGTTGCCGCACTGCGCAAGCTCAAGGACTCGACCGGCCGCTACCTGTGGCAGCCGTCGCTAGTTGCGGGTAGGCCCGACACCCTCCTCGGTGCGCCGCTCATCACGGACCCGAACTTTGGCACCACGGGTGCGGGCGCGAAGATCATGGCGTACGGCGACCCGTCCAAGTACCTGATTCGTCAGGTCAAGGGTCTGCGAGTTGTGCGCTCGGATGAGTACGGCTTTGACCGTGACGTCGTGGCGTTCAAGGTCACTTGGCGCGGTTCCGGCGACCTATTCGACACCGCGAGTGTCAAGGCGCTGACCGTCACCGCGTAGTCGCGGATTCATGGGGGAGCACCTACCAAATTTGGTAGGTGCTCCCCTGTAGGGGAGGGCATATGAGAGTCAAGATTCTTGAGCATGTACCGGGGCTACTGGACGGCGATCCGTTCCCCGCTAAGGGCGCGATCGTCGAGCTACCCGCCGGTCTCGCCGTGTCGCTCGTGAGAGACAACCGCGCGGAGCCCGTGGCGACCGCTGAGAAGCGCGAGACGGCCGCTGTAGCGACCACTGAGACCCGTAAGACCACCCGGGCTCGCAAGACTGCCTAAGGGGGCACAGTGCGGTTTCTGAGCGGTCGAGCTATCGGCCTCACACACCAGTTCCTCGATGATGAAACGGTGTTGGTCCCCTCGTCCGTGACGGTGACCGTACTGGACGCGTCCGGCGCGAGCATCTACAGCGGCGCGGCAACCAACGTGAGCGGCACATGGGGCGTGACCATTCCCGCTAAGCCCGTCGGCGCGTACACGGTGACTTGGGATGGTGGCGCAACGGCCGTCGACACTGCGGCGTTTGAGGTGGTCGGCAACTTCCTGTTTGCCATCCCTGAGGCTCGCGCGTCCGACATGGACCTTGCCGACGCTGTGCGGTTTCCCGCCGCAGACATCCGCCACTACCGCGAGGTGGTCGAGGATGAGTTCCTGACGATTACCGGGCGCAGCTTTACCAAGCGCGTGCGGCAAATCCAGTTCAACGGCGACGGCACGCAAACCGTGATCGTCCCGCTGTTCGATGTGACGGCCGTGCAAGCCGTGAGCGACCCCTCAGGGGCCCTGACAGCCGCCGGATGGGTACTGAGTCCGTCCGGGGTGCTACAGGCGCCCTACGCGTTCACTGAGGGCGTTACGTACACCCTCACGCTTGAGTACGGCGTCCCGTACCCGCCCGATGACATCAAACGCGCCGGATTGCTCCGCTTGCGCTCGCTCCTGACTGCTGAGCGCTCGGGGATCCCGGATCGCGCTACGGCGTTCGTCGCCGCTGAGGGTGGGAACTTCACTCTCGCCGTGGCTGGACGCAACGGGTACGAGACAGGAATCCCGGACGTTGACGCGATCCTGAATCGCTACAAGTACCGGATCCTCAACGACGTGTTCGGGGTGGCGTAGTGGCAACGAACGCACTTGACGTCAAGGCAGCGCTACGCGACCTCGTCAAGACTCAGCCGGAACTCAGCGGCTATCAGATCACGTGGGGATACCCGACGAGGGGCCCTGAGCGCCGTTGGGTGTTCGTCGGCGAGGTTCTGTGGGACGACTCGCAGTGGGCGACGCTGCGGAGTCG